AGACATTGCTCTGGGACGCATTTACTGTGGCCCAATCAGGTGTTTGGCTATCCTGCACTGCGCTCCAGACGTTGTTTTGGAAGGTGTCAATCAGGTTCCACAGGAAGCTGGCAGCGGCTGGGGACGAGATTACTGCGGCATCTGAAATTGCGGCAAAGAATGACGCAAACGCTCTTGCCATATCATCAATGGTTGCCGCTTCCGAAACGCTGGCATTGAACACGGACGCCTCAACGTGCGCCACGTCAGCCATTACTGCCGCATCACTGAATGACGCAATAAAGTCAATCAGCGAGAAAGTGGAATCCGCCAGCTGAGCAGAATCAGACAAACTTGCAACAAAAATGGCTGCTGCCGCCGCCGCATCATTGAGAACTAAGCCATCGGTTGCATTGGCGTTGAACACTGACGGATCAACTCTTACGTTCCACGCAAGACTGCTCGCATCCTGAAACGCCGTATTGAATGTAGCTGCCGCACGAACGGCATCAGCAATCGCAGCCGCTTCCGTAATGGCAGAGTCGTAGGCTACGCCCTCGTCGCTAAGTGACGCCAACGGGGCCGCAGAAAGTGGCGCGAACCCGAGCATGTGGGACTCCTATTACGCTGCGTCGAGGCTGTACGTGTAGGACACGTTCAGAGTATCACCGTTGACCACAGTGCGATCGCCGGGAGCGTCGAAGTCAGCCTCAGAGAACAAGATGCCTGATGTGCCACTGGCCACCGTGCAAATGAACGCGCCAGCAATCACGCCAGAACCGGTAATGGAAAAGGACGATGGCGCACCCGTGCTGTCAATGACAGACGGTGTAGCCGTTGTAGGAGTGCCAAAGGTCACAGCCTTGCGAGAACCGGAGTAGTCGGTAAACTCAGTCCAACCGGCATGCGAGGCCAAAGTGTCAGCAGCGGCGTATGCGGTTGCAGAAGCAGGGCCAGTAACCAAGCCAACATAGAACGCAGCTGTGTAGCTGGAACCCTTGAAGTATTTGTTGTTCATGTCCTGCAAACCTGTGGACACCACGAGATTGTGCATCCCGGCTTCCCACTTCAGATTGCCGTCTTTGTCAAGGCACTGGACGCGGTAAACACCGCCGCCCTTGGAGGATTCGCCAAAACCAGTCTTGGCAACAAAACCGGCAGACACGCTGTCAGTTGCTTTGGATTTTTCGATGGGCATGGTGGGTCCTTATGCGATACGGATCAGCGCACTGGTCGCTGTGTTGGCGGGCATCTGCACCGTGAAGACGGTCGTGGCGGTTTTATCCGACCCAAAGTCCAATACGGCAATTGCTTTGTTGCTCTTGCTTGCATTGTAAATGAGGGCACCCCGTGCAGTAAAGGATGCAGGGTCCCATGAGGGGTCGGCAAAATCCACATATGCCGTGGTGCCGGAAGTCAAAACCGTCACTCCTGTGAGTGTCTTGCCACCTGCTGTGTAGCCTGTGCCAGATGTTTCACCAGATGTTGTGTAAACGGTCGTGGCCGCACCCAGATCAGCGGTCGCCAAATACAGCGCCATCTTGATGGTGTCGGTATCAAGGTCATGAACCCCAAGCAAAATGTCCTGCTTGAAGCTCGTGGTGAGTGTTTGCTCAAATGCCATATCAAGTCACCGCCTGTCGGTATTGGCCAGAACGATAGGCATCCTGACGCTCCATGCCATCGCCCAGACGCTTTGCCAAAGCCAATGCCTCGGTGTACTTGGTGTTGTACAACTGCACCATGTCGGCTTCACCCTTCATGAAGGTGATGGCCTCCACCAGTGAGCCGTACAACAAGACTGAATCGAAGTTATCGCCCAACCATGTTTGGCCGGAGGCAGCCGTGCTGATCGACTCAGGATAGTAGTAATAGTGCAGTTCCACAGAGTACACAGCACCGGGAGTTGGACCCATGATGATCGACAACTCATTGGTGATGATGGGCGTCGCATCGTTTGTGGTGGTTGGTCCAAACAGAGCGTAATACTTTGGAATCCCCGTGCTCGTGGGCGTGGGGTATGCCTGCCGGATGAAGTTGACATCCTTATTCAACAAAAACTCATACGCCCCTGTGCCGTCGATAACGGCCAAAGAGTAAACCGCCAAGAAGTCGCTTGGCGTGGAAAGGTATTTGTTGTTTGTGGCAGTTGAACCCGTGACGTTCTTGCGCAACGAAGGGAACTGCACCGTGTTGTAGATGCGCTGCTCCGCCTGCTTGACGAACACCGGGATGTTGTCAATGAAGTCTTGGTCGAAGTTCTGCGTGTAGTCGCAGATAGCAGCGGTCAACTGGGTGTAGTTCATGTTCGTATCAGGCCATTGGGCCGCGAGCCATCACGCCTTTTGTAGCTGCGCCAGTACCGCGGATTTTGATGCCCGAGGTCTTTGTGCCCATACCATCAGGCTTGTTGCTGATCGCGTTAACGCTCATGTTGACGGTATCTGCACGGCTGTGGTTTGGACCAGAACCGGGGTTGGACTCGGCCTTCACGACCTTGCCCTTCATGGTGTGTGGTGAGCGTAAACGCTGGCTTGGCCAACTTCTTTGCCCATCATTTTTTGACTGAACTTGGCCATATTAACCTCGCTTTTGTGCTGCGATCTTGGCCAGATTACGGCCCATCGTTTTCATGTCGGCATTGGTTTTACCGCCGCCTTTACCTTTGCCACCTTTTTGAATGGCAACTGTTGGGCCGCTGTCGCCCAAGTTCTTGCCTTCTGTCTTGCCTTTGGTAGCAATGCCGTCTGCTGCTTTCTTGAATGCCATGGTCGGCTCCTTATGTCGTAACTATTGTGACTGTACCAACAAAACCGGTTCCCACCAAGTAATTTGGCGTCAAATCGGTATCAAAAAAACTCGCCCCGCCAACCGGGTTCCAGCCCCATTGAATATCTCGGCTACCACCAGTGAGGTATCCGTCTGGACCATTGCCGGCAGTGACATAAGTCGTGTCGCGGCGAGGGTTGCGCAAAGCCTGCGGATCATCCACAGGAAATGTGCCCAACATCAACTGCGGTTGGTCTGGGTCCCAGCATTCAGGGCACACCAGCAAATCGTATTTGCGCTGCTTAATAACCTCGGTCTTGAGGTTTTTTAGCTTGTACTGCTGCCCGCAGCGATCGCACATTGCAATCGCACGTTTGCCGGAAGCAAAACGATTTCCCATTTAGATTCCGCTTCCAATAAACATCTGACGCGGAACAAACCGAACCGCAGCCTTTTCACGGTCTTCGGATGCAGCCAAGTCCCATGCCTCGTCGTACTGCGCTTTGAGCACTTGCAAGCGGTCCATGCCGCCGGGAACCTTCATGGCTAAGTAATAGGCCAAACCAGCGATCATGCAGGGCAGGAAGCGGAATGGCATGTCCATGGTGTTCACACCCTCACCAGCATTTTGGATGCGGCGCAAACGCCAGTAAACAAGCGTGTAGGTCTGGGTGTTGTCAGGCACAGGCCAAACAGTGAATCGTGGCGTATTCAGGCGCTCAATCCAGATCTGGATAGGGCGAGCCTGCGTCAACTTGTTTGGGATCGTGGCGTATGTAGATACGCTGATACGAGTGATGGTCAGATCGGCTTGAGTTGAAGCGCTTCCTGCACCAGTTCGAATGACGTGCTCCATCAAGTCAACCGTGTCAGCCGGTAACTCATATGTAGCAACGCCCGGAGTCAACACCTGTGTGCCCTGCTCAAATGTCCACATGTTGATGCCGCGGTTTGCCCAGTCAGCAAACAACAGATTCAACGAGCGACGAGCGGTACGCAAGTCATAACCCGTCCGCATCTCGGAGCCCACGCGCTCAAACGCTTCCTCGACGATTTCTGTCAAATCGACGTTAAAGTTTGCAACTCCAGATGTGGCCATAATTTACTTCTTTGCAGTTTTGGCAGATTGACGAAATGCCTTGGCTGTTGGCGCACCAGCAGAACCGGGCTTACGCATTTTCTCACCAGAACCAGCGGCAATGCGTTTTCTTTTTGCATTAATGTTGGCATACAGGCCAACACTGCCGCCATCGGCGTACTGTGTGAAGTCGGTGTCATCCCGGCGAGCCTTGCGGACGCCTTTGGGCATCTTGGAGGGGGACATTGCCCCCATACCACGACTGGCCATCATGGCTTACACCATCTTGCCGCGAGTGTGCCCTTTGGCAATGCAGCCATCGGCACGGGTTACACCGCCCTTTGCCAACTTCTTTGTGGAAGTTGCTGGCGCTGGAGGAGTTGAGCTTGCATCGTTGTATGCTTTCTCAGCTTTGGCGCGGTCTTTTGCGTCTTTGGCAGCTTGGATTGCTTCTGCGATTTCTTCTTTGGTAGCCATTATCTTCTCCTTAGCAGGCTTTGCCGCCGCGAGCCATCTTAACCATGGTGCCTTTGGTTTTTCCTTTGGAGGCAACGCCATCGCGGCTAGGAGCGGCAGTCTTAACTGCGCCCATCTTGGTCATGCCGCCAGACTTCATGCCGGCGTGAGCCTTAGAAGCAGGAGCTGCAGCATGGGCCTTCAGGGAAGTGGCAAT